GCACAATCTTGCGGAACATCTCCATGTCCAGCACTTCTATCTCAGCCGCCTTGCTGTTGCCCCATCCTTGGTCGGTTACGCGCCTAGTACCAAGCGCAATCTTCAGCGCCTCCATGTCCAGCACAACAACCTTCTTCGTTACGAACGGCTCGTCTGGGTCTACCTCCCCGTAGTGGTTGTCAACCTTGTCGGCTTCCTGAGACAGCAGAGCAATCATGTTCTTGTGGTACGCAAGCATCTCTTTGTACGCAGACCTAACATTGTTAGCCTTGGCTCGGCTGGGACTCCATGCCTTGACCCCCTCGGCCTCAACCACGTCCCACCGGACAATGCTGGTGTCTGCTCTCTTGAGGTCTAGCTTCATGCCTTGCTTCAGCGGGTACTTCTTCACGCCCAAGCGCACGATCAGAATGTCCCGTGTTCGGTTGACCCGCACTGAGGGCAGGACGTTTTCGATGAACGAACTTGTGTATGCGCTCGGCCATTTGCCAGGAGTGACAGTGACTACCCCATCTTGCCTAAACGTAACAACAGGGGTCTCGTACAGGACACACTCGATGTGTCCCTCTGGGTTCTCGCGTATGGACATCTGTTTGTCTCGGCGGGCAGCAAGTGGGCGCAGTTCGGGTGTGTGCCCTCGGATGGGTTTAACCCTGTCGTGCAGGTGCTTGGCTTCCGTATAGCCGGGCAGGTACGGTATTCTGTTTGTTGAATTGAATGACATTTCGGTTCCTTGGTTAGTTATTCCATCATCTCGGCGGGTGCGCGTAGGCGCAGGGCTCTTGTGTTCTTCAGCGTTGGGTACTTGGTTGTGAAGCGTTCACGGGCAAGGGTTGCGTCCTTGGCCTCGATCACCTCGGTTACCCAATAGCCGAATCGGTTGCTCCATCCGGTGAGCAAGAATTTAGATAACATTGTTAGGCTCCATTTGCCAATCCTTGCACTCGCATAGGTCTTCGTTACCTGTGCGGTAGGTTGGACAGCTTTTCATATGCATGAGTTTGTGCCCGTGATAAATGAACGTGTCAATAATCTGGGCATGGTCGTGCAGTTGTTGCGTTACGCTTGTGTATAGCTTGCTAGCTAAAACCAATTGCTCGGGCGTAGTCTCTGGGTTGTTCATCAGCAGGAGTAGTGACTCCTCCATGTGTCGCACGTTCTTGCGTATGCCATCCCACTTGCGCATGAACATACGTGTCTTAGGTTTGTTCAACCCAAAAAACCAGCTTGTCGGTTCAATAGTGCTTGCTAACATTGTTAGGGCCTCCAGTAATAAACGTCCAGTGCCACCACGATGAGGCAAGCAAGGAACACAATCCGCTCGAACTTTTCCCAGCGTGTCATGTGCGTAACTCCTTCTGATTAGTCTGCTTGAGGGTTGTGGGTGCGCTAGCAGTGGTTACGAATTGGTAGTTACCCTTGCCGTATTCTTGGACTACGCACCAAGACATGCGCTCAACACGGGCGGCTTCTTCACCGCAGAATAAGCAGTGTCGGTAGCCTAGGTTCCAGCGTTCAATGTGAACGTCATCGCCGCAATCACGGCACTCTCTCCAGTCTGACATATCTAACCTTTCTGATTTGCTGATGTACCTAACATTGTTAGGCGGTTTGGGATTGAACGTAGTGCGCCCTCGCATTATCTGCGTTCAACCTTTATTATACCACAAAGTTACGCTTCTGTCAAGTGATTTAGTCTGGGGTGAGACTAAAGATATGGGGCAATGTTATAAAGTTATGTTATATTTTAAGTGGGGTCAGCAGTAGGGTTATTATGGTAGGTGGTTTGGTGGGGGTTGGGCGGGTGTTATGAAAGCAATGTGTGGTGCGTTATGAAAAAAGGGGAAATGTAACGGAAATGGGGGTAAACGTAACGTGAAACGTAACGCGGTGTTCTCCTCTGTGGAGGGGTGTTTTTTTATGTATTGTTATAATGTTATGTGATTTTTAAGAATGAATGAATGGCGTCCAAAAATGTTTGCGTGGTATGAAATGCGCTTGCTGTCTTGCTTTGCTTCTCAAAACTTTCTGGCAACCTGCACCCCTTTCCGAAAAACGCGTAACATTGTAACAATCTAGGTTTCATGCGGGTTGCGGGGCGTTACGCACGTAACATTAGCCCGTAACATTGAAAAAAACATAACATTGTTAGCTTGCTGGCTACCGCCGACCTGAGAACTGGTATAGCAAAGTAGTCTTAACCAAACCTAATGTGTACTGAGGATAATACGTAGGCCAAGCCAAACCGATACGCAGGTACTAACATTGTGAGGCCGCTGGCTACCGCCGACCTGAGAACTGGCATAGAAAAAAACCCTTGACAAACCCAAAATCTAGTGATATGCTGTTCACAGCATATCAGTCAAGCCTAACAATGTTAGGCCAGAGGCGGACGCAAAAAAGCCCCGACTAGCGGGGCTTGGGATGGTGGAGGGCTTGCGCCCTCCCGGTAGTTTAGATGGTGTTGACGTCCACGCCCATCGCTGACAATGCGCTGACAATGTAGGTGTGCGCGTCGCGTTCCTTGTCTGTCAGACTTTCGGCTTTGGTGCAAGCCTTGTGCAAGGTGCTCAATTCCTCAATCAAGCGCAGGGTCAACGTGCGGGGTGTGCGGCTTGCCACGTCATCTGTAGTGGCTTCGCTAGTAGGTGCGCCCTCGATGTGCTCTTGTGCATACTTACGAACACGCGCCCAGACCGTTGACGGGTTACTATGCTTGGCGGCATTGAGCACCGCGAACAATGCTTTTTTCTCAGCGTGCACAGGCTTGGCGGCTTCGCCCTTGTCATTGTGTTCGACAAGATACCATTCGGCTGGCAAGGTGTTGCACAATGCATGGGCATACTCACGTTCAGCGCCATAAGCCCGAACAACAGCGTCAGCGACTGATTGACGCAACACAGCGATATCGTTGACTGTGGACACTTGAGTAACTGTAACTTGATTCATGATGTAACCTCTGATAATCTAACAATGTTAGGTAAACCCGCCTAACCGAGATGCAATCATTATCTGTTTGCATGAGTATATTATACCATAAAATAATGGGAAAATCAAGGATAGCGTGAACAATAATTACATAACATTGTTAGGTGCTAGGGGATAAAAAAAGCTCAAAACCCGTGACCCACCGGAGTGCCACCCCAACAAGAGGGGAGAAGGAATCCTAGAAATACCCTACACACTAATCTGCTCAAACGATCTTGCAATTTAAAAATTGGGCGGACTCGGCTAAAAATCGCCATACAGGGAACACCCCCCGGCCTAAGTAAAAACCCTTACCCCAAAAAATTTTTGCAAAAATTTTGAAACGCTGTTACATTTCAGGCATTCCTTTCATTGGTGCGCTTACCCGGTGATTAAATTGAACCCTACCCCGGATCATCCGATCCCATTTGATTTGTCCGAAGAGTCTCCCGCGACTCAGAAGGATGGCATTGCGATTGCGGCCAACACAATCAACTTCATCGAGCAACTCGGCGGGGGCGTAGACTTCAACGAGAAAGATGGCGCTAAGGCTGTCGAGCTTGTTACAAAAGCTGCCAAGACACCCCAACACATTAAGTCCTCCGGCCAAGCCGCTGCCGCTTCGGCCATCCTCAAACGGTACGACTTCCAAGCTGTTGCAGATGCGCAACAAGCACGCAACCTGATTACCAACAAACTGATTGAGCTGTCCGACTGCGGCGACCCAAAGATTGAGATCAAGGCGCTTGAGCTACTCGGCAAGCATTCAGATATCGGTATTTTTACCGAGCGCAGCGAGATTACTGTGCACCACACCACTTCCAAGTCTCTTGAGAACTCAATTAAGGAGCGGATCAAGCGGTTGCTTAATACGGACGTAGCGGACATCACGCCGCTAGACGATCTGGATGCTCAGCTAGGCACACCGGGCTACGAAATGATCGAGTCGGCGGAAGTTGAAGAAGTTATGGAAGATTCCGAAGAAGAACCTACCAATGACTGACGAACAAGTCTCTCTTAACGATATCGAAACTCTGGTAGCTGCTGGAAAGTTATCGGACACGGACCTGCGGGTACTAGAGAAGCAGCTTATACATTTGGAGAAGCTCAAAGAACGTGAGCTATCTCAGGAAAAGTTCATCCATTTCACCAAACGGGTGTGGCCTACGTTCATTGCGGGCAAGCACCACAAGCGAATGGCAGAAGCTTTTGAAAGGGTAGCCCGTGGAGAATGCAAGCGCCTCATTATTAATATGCCTCCTCGCCACACTAAGTCAGAGTTTGCCTCTTACTTACTACCTGCTTGGTTTTTGGGCAAGTTTCCGGGCAAAAAAGTAATCCAGTCGTCCAACACGGGCGAATTGGCGGTCGGTTTTGGTCGAAAAGTGCGAAATTTGGTCGATTCCGAGGTCTATTCCAACATTTTCCCCGAGTTGCAGCTCCAAGCTGACTCAAAAGCTGCCGGAAGATGGAACACCAGCAAGGGTGGTGACTATTTTGCGATTGGTGTGGGGGGTACAGTGACCGGTAAAGGTGCTGACCTGCTGATTATTGACGACCCGCACTCAGAACAAGAGGCTGCGATGGCCGCAGTCAACCCAGAAGTCTATGACAAGGTGTACGAGTGGTACACGTCAGGTCCACGTCAGCGTTTGCAGCCCGGTGGGGCCATTGTTATTGTGATGACACGCTGGGCACAGCGCGATTTAACGGGCCAAGTGCTCAAAAACGCAGCTTTGCGGGGTGAAAACGACTGGGAAGTTATCGAATTTCCGGCCATCCTCCCAAGCGGGAACCCACTTTGGCCAGAGTTTTGGTCCAAGGAAGAGCTTGAAGCGCTGCACGAAGAACTGCCCAATTCCAAGTGGCAGGCCCAGTATCAGCAAAATCCTGTCGGTAACGAGTCGGCGATTATTAAACGCGATTGGTGGAAGATATGGGAGCCTGAAACGCCACCACGGTGTGACTATATTCTTCAGACATGGGACACGGCGTTTGAGAAAAACCAGCGGGCTGACTATTCTGCGGGTACGACTTGGGGCATTTTTAACTGCGAACAAGACGACTTGCGCCCAAACATCATTTTGCTCAACACGTACAAGAAGCGGGTTGAGTGGGTTGAGCTGAAGAAGGACGTGCTCAACGAGTACAAAGAGTGGGAGCCTGATGGGTTGCTTATCGAGAAGAAGGCTACCGGGGCTCCGCTAATCTACGAACTTAGGGCTATGGGTATTCCTGTGATGGAATACACGCCAAGCAAAGGGCAAGACAAAATTGCCCGGCTAAACTCAGTATCAGACATAATTGCGTCTGGGAAAGTGTGGGTTCCCCAAACTCGTTGGGCTGAAGAATTAGTCGATGAAATTGGGGCGTTTCCGTCAGGCGAGCATGATGACTTGGTTGACGCAACAACACTTGCTTTGATGCGTTTTAGGCAGGGTGGATTCCTTCGACTTCCCAGCGATGAGCCGGACGAAGTCAAGTTGTTCAAATCCAGTCGACGCAATGCGTACTACTAAGGATAAATGATGGCCACGAATATGTTCCCCTCTCTGGCGCAAGCCCCGCTTGGTTTGAGCGAAGAAGACGACATCTCAGACGATATGTCTGAAATTGAGATTCAGATAGAAAACCCTGACGGCGTGCTTGTCAATATGGACGGTATTGAGATTGACTTGATGCCTGACGAGGGCAAAGAAGGGGAAGAGTTTGACTCCAACCTTGCTGAGTTTATAGACGAGGGCGAGCTAGAGAAGATTGCAGGCGACATCATGGGCGATGTTGACGGAGACATTGCCAGCCGTAAAGACTGGGTTGAGATGTTCGTCAAGGGCTTGGATGTTCTGGGTATGAAGTACGAAGAACGCACTGAGCCGTGGCTCGGAGCTTGCGGGGTGTACTCCACAGTGCTGACAGAAGCTGCTGTTCGTTTCCAGTCCGAGACAATCATTGAGACGTTCCCAGCTCAAGGCCCAGTCAAGACCGAGATCATCGGTGCGATTGACAAGCTTAAAGAGCAAGCCGCTGAGCGTGTACGGGAAGACATGAACTACCAGCTTACTGAGGTGATGTCTGAGTACCGCCCAGAACACGAGCGCATGCTGTTCAACTTGGGTCTGGCTGGCTCGGCGTTTAAGAAGGTGTATTTTGATCCCAGCTTGGGACGCCAGACTTCGGTGTTTATTCCTGCTGAGGACATCATAATTCCCTACGGCTCCTCGGGTGCACGTACGGCAGAGCGCGTTACGCACGTCATGCGCAAGACCAAGAACGACCTGAAGAAGCTACAAGTCGCAGGGTTCTACAAAGACGTTGAACTGGGCGAGCCAGCGCAGGTGCACACAGACGTGGAGAAAAAGAAAGCGGACGAGCAAGGGTATTCCCTTACGGACGACGACCGCTACCAAATCTACGAGATTCAGATTGACTACAACTTGCCGGGTTACGAGGACGAGGATGATATTGCACTGCCGTATATCATCTCTATTGACAAGGGCACAAGCAAGATTCTGTCTATCTACCGCAACTGGGAAGAGGAAGACACACTCAAGATCAAGCGCCAGCACTTTGTTCAGTACGACTACATTCCGGGCTTTGGCGCTTATGGGTTTGGTTTCATCCACCTGATTGGTGGATACGCTCGCGCTGGCACTTCGCTGATTCGTCAGTTGATCGACGCCGGTACGCTGTCTAACTTGCCCGGCGGCTTGAAGACCCGTGGCTTGCGTATTAAAGACGACGACACCCCAATCTCTCCGGGCGAGTTCCGCGACATGGACGTGCCGTCTGGCTCTATCCGCGACAACATCATGGCTCTGCCGTACAAAGAACCGTCAATGGTTCTGGCCGGGTTGCTAGATAAGATCACGGAGGAAGGTCGCCGACTGGGTTCGGTTGCTGATATGAAAGTCAGTGACATGAGCGCCAATGCACCTGTCGGGACGACACTTGCCATCCTTGAGCGACAGTTAAAAACCATGAGCGCGGTGCAGGCGCGGGTGCACTACAGCATGAAGCAAGAGTTTAAGCTCTTGAAGAATATCATCCGCGACTACGCCCCCACAGAGTATGAGTACGACCCGGCCAGTGGCGACCGCATGGCCAAGCAGGGCGACTACGACATGGTGGACGTGATCCCCGTGAGTGATCCGAACAGTGCGACGATGGCGCAGCGGATCATGCAGTATCAGGCTGTGATCCAGTTGGCCCAAGGCGCTCCGCAGATTTATGACTTGCCTCAGTTGCACCGCCAGATGATTGAAGTCTTGGGCATCAAGAACGCTGACAAGCTTGTACCTACTAAGGATGACGAGAAGCCGAAAGACCCGATCAGCGAGAACATGGGCTTCTTGCGTGGCGAGCCTACACGGGCGTTCATCTATCAGGACCAAGACGCACACATCGCTGTGCACACTACGTTCTTGAAAGACCCGATGATTGCAGCGCAGATGGGCCAGAACCCTATGGCGCAGCAGATGATGGCCGCTGTTCAAGCTCACATTTCCGAGCACTTGGCGTTTGCGTACCGTCGCAAGATCGAAGAGCAGATGGGCGTGCCACTGCCGCCACCCGGAGAGCAGTTGCCAGAGCAGGTCGAGGTTCAGTTGTCTCAGTTGGTTGCACAAGCGTCAGCTCAGTTGCTCAATGCAAACATGGCTCAAGCTCAACAGCAGCAAAACCAGCAGATGCAGCAAGACCCGCTGGTGCAGATGCAGCAAGCCGAGCTTCAAATCAGTGCCAAGGAAGCCGAGACTAAGTTGCTCAAGGTCAAGGGCGACTTGCAGATAAAAGCGGAAGAGCTGGCGCTCAAAGCACGAGATAGCGCGGCCAAAACAGGTGAAGACCCGAACATGGCGGCTATGCGCACGCAGCAAGAGATCATGCAGGCACAGGAACTCCACGCCTTGGAAGTGGCTAGCCAGCAACAAGCTCAACAGCAGCAGCAACAAACGCACCAGCAGGGCATGGGGCAGAGCGATGAGCAGCACAAGATGGCCATGATGCAGAAGATGATGCAGGCCCAGCAACCCCCGAATAAAGGCTAAACATGGACAAAAAAATTCTGGAATTGCTCTCTTCCAAAATCGAAGAGCATCGTAAGAGTCAGGTACAAGTTTTGTGTGATGGTAGCGCGAAATCCTACGATCACTACAAAGAACTGAGCGGTTTTATCCGAGGTCTCCAGACCGTTCAGTACGAAATAGGTGACCTCGTGCGTAAACTTAAGGACTCTGACGATGACTGAATTTGATGTTAATGCGGTTGATCTAAGCGGTGTGCTAAACACCACCGCCGAAGAGAAAGCCAAACAAGTGCCCGATCCAGCTACATACCACTTGCTGTGTATGCTGCCCAAGGCCGAGGAAGAGTTTAGCGAGACTGGAATTTTGAAGTCTGCTACTGCCATGTACCACGAGGAGCTTTTGTCCCCCGTGTTATTTGTGGCCAAGATTGGCCCCGATGCGTTTAAAGACGCTAGCCGTTTTCCAAGTGGCCCGAGCTGCAAAGTTGGTGATTTTGTGTTGGTTCGCCCTAATACAGGGACCCGCATGAAAATCCACGGCACTGAGTGGAGGCTCATTAACGATGATTCCATCCAAGCAGTTGTGCAAGACCCTCGCGGTATTCAGCGCCCCAACTAAGGAGCAATCATGGCCACAGAAGAATTTAAATTCCCTGACGAGCGCGAAAGTAAAACCAACCAAGAAGAAAAGGTTGAGTTTGAAATTGAGGGCGAAGAAACGGAAGTCGAAGTAGTCGATGACACTCCGGCTGAGGATCGTGGTCGCCGACCAATGGAAGACCCGCCAAAGGACTTCGCTGAGGACGAGCTGAATAAATACGATGAGGGCGTGCGCAAGCGCATTCAGCATTTTACAAAGGGTTACCACGAGGAGCGCCGGGCTAAAGAGTTAGCAGAGCGCGAGCGCGAGGAAGCACTACGTATTGCCCAAACTGTTGTAGAAGAGAACAAGAAACTCAAGGGTTCTCTGAATACAAACCAGCAGGCGTTGCTTGAGCAGGCTAAACGAGTGGTTGGTAATGAGGTTGAAAAAGCCAAAGCCAAGTACAAAGAAGCCTACGAATCAGGCGATTCAGACGCTGTTGTTGAGGCGCAGGACGCGTTAATTACCGCTAAATCCAAAATGGATCGCGTGAACAATTTTAGACCCGCCCCTTTACAGGGGGAAAAAACTGAGGTACAAACTCAACAACAAGTAGTAAATCAGCCTCCAGTCGACCAAAAAGCGCTGGCTTGGCAATCAGAGAATAAGTGGTTTGGTTCTGATGATGAGATGACTAGCTTTGCACTTGGACTCCACACCAAGCTAGTTAAATCTGGAGTTGATCCTCAGTCCAGCGAGTATTACGAGAAGTTAAATTCTCGAGTTAGACAAGTTTTCCCAGATCAGTTTGAGTCTGAGAGACCGACGAATGCGCCAACTTCGTTGAGAAAATCAAACGTTGCACCTGCAACCCGTAGCACAGCGCCTAAAAAGATCGTGCTTACGCAGACACAGGTGAACATCGCCAAGCGGCTTGGAGTTCCTTTGGACCTTTATGCTCGTAAGGTTGCGGAAGAACAGTTAAGGAAATGAACATGGAAAAGTCAACACGTTTAGCACGGGAACTTGATACACGCGATGCAGCGGAGCGTCCAAAGCAATGGATGCCCCCTCAACTTCTACCCGACCCCAATCCGGAGCCGGGTTATGCGTTTCGCTGGATTCGTATCAGCTCTCTTGGCAAAGATGACGCCACTAACATTTCTGGAAAGTTACGCGAAGGCTGGGAACCCGTTAGAGCTATTGACCACCCCGAAATCCGCTTGTTTGGTTCTTCAAACCCGAAGTTCCCAGACTGTGTGGAAGTAGGCGGTCTATTGCTCTGCAAAACACCTGTGGAATTCACACAGCAGCGAGATGAGTATTACCGCAAACAAGCGGAGGCTCAAATGGCTTCGGTGGATAACACTTACATGCGCGAGAATGACCCACGGATGCCTATGTTTAAAGAACGTAGCTCCAAAGTCACTTTCGGTAAAGGTACTTAATCTTTTTTGGAGTTCACAATGGCTTATCCTACAGTCAGCGCTCCGTACGGCCTCAAACCCATCAATCGTATTGATGGCATGGCCTACGCTGGGGCAATCCGCCAGATTCCTATGGCTTCTGGCTACACCGCAACGTTCTTTGGCGATACCGTTTTGATCGTTGATGGTTATGTCAACAAAGATACAGGCACTACTGCCGCTACTCCATGTGGCGTGTTTGTTGGTTGCTCGTACACTAACTCTGCTGGTCAACCAGTCCAGTCGCAATATGCGCCTGCTGGCCAAACTAACATGGTTGCGTATGTTGTTGATGATCCAATGGCTGCTTTCCAAGTGGCAGTTGTGTCTGGTACTACCGTCATTGCAAGCGTAAGCCGCAGTGTGGTTGGTTCCAACATGGCTTTGGTGCAAAACGCAGGTAACACCAATACTGGTGATTCCGGCGTCGCAGTGTTGTCTTCCAGCACCGCCACCACCAACACATTGCCAATCCGCGTGATTGACGTTGTGCCCGCAACAGCTACTGGTGCCGACGCTTACGTCGAGCTGATCGTTAAGATCAACACCCACCAGTACAACAACACCACTGGTGTTTAAGGAGTCTAAATCATGGCTATTTCACGCGCACAACTGCTGAAAGAACTGCTCCCCGGCCTGAACGCTTTGTTCGGTCTTGAGTACGCTAAGTACGGCGAAGAGCACAAGGAAATCTACGAGACCGAATCCTCGGAGCGTAGCTTTGAAGAGGAAACAAAACTGTCTGGTTTCTCTGCTGCACCTGTTAAGAACGAAGGCTCCGCCATCGCTTATGACAATGCACAGGAAGCATGGACTGCACGTTACACACACGAAACAATCGCGATGGGTTTCTCCATCACCGAAGAAGCCGTGGAAGATAACTTGTACGACAGCCTCTCCAGCCGCTACACCAAGGCTTTGGCCCGTGGTATGGCTTACACCAAGCAAGTTAAAGCTGCTTTTGTGTTGAACAACGCCTTTACTGGTGGCCCAACATACGGCGACGGCGTGGTCCTGTGCTCTACAGCTCACCCTCTGGTGTCTGGTGGCGTTAACAGCAACCGTCCTTCTACCGGCGCTGATTTGAACGAAACATCGTTGGAAAACGCTGTTATTCAGATCGCTGCTTGGACAGATGAGCGTGGTTTGCTGATCGCTGCTAAGCCTAAGAAGTTGGTCGTTCCTCCTTCGTTGATGTTCGTTGCTACTCGTCTGCTTGAGACTGAGTTGCGCGTCGGCACTGCTGACAACGATATCAACGCCTTGAAGAACAACGGCTCGATTCCTGAAGGCTACTGCGTTAACCACTTCTTGACAGACACCAACGCTTGGTTCCTGTTGACTGACGTGCCTAACGGTCTGAAGCACTTTGTCCGTACGCCTATGGCTACTGGCATGGACGGCGACTTTGATACCGGCAACGTCCGTTACAAGGCCCGTGAGCGTTATTCGTTCGGCGTGTCTGACCCACTGGGCATTTTCGGTTCGCCCGGTTCGTCCTGATAGAAGCGGAAAAAGGGGCCTTGTGCCCCTTTTTCTTTTGGTGTATATTGCAGCCACTCCCGGACTTTTCCGGTGTATCTGACGGCTCCGGGCCGACGTCATGCAGACAGATACACCTTAACCGCATGAGGAAAAAATCATGGCAAATACCACATTCAACGGCCCAGTTCGCTCCGAGAACGGCTTTCAAGACATCACCATTAACGCCACCACTGGCGCTGTTACCGTGGACGCTACCTTCGGTGCAGCAACCAGCGTGGACAGCGTTACAGTTTCTTCCTTCGTGGACCTGCCTGCCATCCTGACTGCCGCTTTGCCTGCCGCTGCCGCTGGCAATGCTGGCCAAGTTCGTTTGATCTCTGACAACGGCGCTGGCAACAACGAGTATTGCTTGGTCATCAGCACTGGTGCCGCTTGGGTTACTGCCGTTGGCGCAGCCCTGAGCTAATTGATCTCGGGGGCTTCGGCCCCTGTTTTAAAGGAGATTGATTATGTCGATGCAAACCGATGTCCTAGCGGTACACACCGAAGCTACGGCTACCGTGGTGACTTACCGCACGCGTGTCAGAGCCTACCATTGCATTTCTGGCGGAACCGCTGGCGATGTAATCTTCCGTGACGGCGGTGCAAGCGGCACCGTACTGTTGCAATTTAACATTGCGACGGGTACGCAGCCAATTACGATGCCGCTTCCCGGCCAAGGGATTTTGTTCAGAACGAACGTCCATGTAACGCTCCCTGCTACCGCAAAAATCACGGTGTTTTATGGCTAAGAAGACCCCATCCCTTGCAATCGGTCGTGGTGAGAAGTTACCTGCCTCCAAGGGAGCTGGGTTAACAGCCAAAGGCCGTGCCAAGTACAACGCTGCAACCGGTAGCAACCTCAAAGCCCCGCAGCCGCAGGGTGGCAAGCGCAAGGACTCGTTCTGCGCACGCATGTCAGGTATGCCCGGTCCAATGAAAGACGAGAAGGGCAAGCCCACTCGTAAAGCCGCGTCATTGGCGCGATGGAAGTGCTGACATGGACTTGATGGTCTGGAACGTTCTGTTGTCGTTTGCTTCTGCAGCGTTGTTGCTGTGGGTGCGCGTGTCGCACGATGAAGTGAAGCGCCTGAGCATCTTGTTGAGCAAGACCCGTGAAGAGAACGCTGAGAAGTACGTGACCAAGGCGGATGTGCACAGCGACATCAATCGTGTTCTGGCCCGGTTGGACCGTCTTGAGAGCAAGATTGATGACTTCATGAAGGAGCATCGCAGTGCCCTCAGTTAGCAAGAAACAACATAATTTTATGGCGGCGGTGGCTAACAACCCAGCGTTTGCTAAGAAGGCAGGCGTCCCACAATCTGTGGGCAAAGAATTCTCCAACGCGGACAAGAGCCGCAAGTTTTCTAAAGGTGGCGATATGAAAGACGAAATGAAAAAAGGCAAAATGCCAGCAGCTTTGGCTAAGCATGCGGGCATGCCAGCTTCCAAGGCCCACAAAGGTTTGAAGGCTGGTGGTTTGGCTTCTGGTCATAAGTCTGCTAACGGCATTGCTAAACAGGGCCTTACCAGAGGTACGCAAGTAACTATGAAAAATGGTGGGAAGTGCTAAGCCATGAAAAAATATAAAGACGGCGGTATCTACACCGCTGAAATGGGCGAACCACCTACTGATCCAGAAGGTGCGCCGCCTTCAAAAAAGCCCGCGCCTAAGCCAGCGCCTAAGAAGCCTGCGCCTAAAGACTCAGTGTTCCGCGAAGGTATGCCAGTTCCGCAAGATATTGACGGTGGGTCTGCGCGTAAGCCCAAGAGGATGGCTTCTGGTGGTGTTACCCGTGCAGACGGTATCGCTAAGCGGGGTAAAACTCGCGGAAAGATGTGTTGAGCTATGAGAGCCAGTCGCGGTATGGGGGCAATGCTCCCCTCTAAGATGCCCAGTGGGAAAAAGAAAGCCCGCCGGGATAACACTGACTTCACGCAGTTCGCCGAGGGTGGCGCTGTTGGCCTTTATGCCAACATTAACGCCAAGAAGAAGCGTATTGCCGCTGGTTCTGGTGAGAAAATGCGCAAGCCCGGTACTGCTGGTGCCCCTACCAAACAGGCATTTGTAGACTCATTGAAGACAGCAAAGAAGTAAAACATGACCACTACCGGCTCCACCCTCTTCAATATGGACTTTACGGAGATCGCTGAAGAGGCGTGGGAGAGGGCTGGCCGTGAGATGCGTTCTGGCTACGACCTGCGTACAGCTCGTCGGTCGATGAACCTGATGACCATTGAGTGGCAAAACAAGGGTATCAACATGTGGACGATGGAGCAGGGGATTATTAACCTGACTCCGGGCTTGGCAACATACGCCTTGCCTACAGACACTATCGACCTTCTAGAGCACGTTGTCCGTACTGGGTCAAACACTGCTTCTACGCAAGCTGACCTAACTATTTCACGCATTAGCGTTTCTACCTATGCAACTATTCCAAACAAGCTTAGCCAAGCTCGCCCAATTCAAGTCTGGATTCAGCGGCTTTCTGGCGAAACTAACCCTACGTCGTCAGTCCTCGTCGGGGCCATCAACTCCACAGACACTACGCTCACGCTTAACACGGTGGTTGGACTAGCCGGATCGGGCTTCATGCGCCTTGACTCGGAAGATATCTATTACACCTACGTATCAGGGAATACCCTTGGGGGTGTGTTCCGTGGACAAAACAACACAACCGCAGCCTCGCATACAAATGGCACTGCGGTGTTTGTTCCCCAGCTCCCCGCTGTAACTCTCTGGCCAACTCCCGACAACACTACCCCGTATCAGTTTGTGTATTGGAGACTGCGCCGAGTGCAGGATGCTGGCGCTGGCGTTCAAACGGCTGACATGAACTTTCGCTTTCTGCCATGTCTTGTGGCTGGTCTGGCGTACCATATTGCGGTCAAGGTTCCTGAGTTGATGCCACGCATTCAGATGCTCAAGCAGATTTACGACGAGACCTTTGAAATTGCTGCTGGGGAAGACCGCGAGAAAGCTCCACTACGACTTGTTCCAAGGCCATCGTTTATTGGAAGTGGCGGGGGTTACTAATGGGTAATCGTTTCGCGTCGGGCAAAATAGCGATTGCTATGTGTGATCGCTGTGGGCAGCAGTACAAACTCAAGAAGTTGCGTACCGAGATCATTAAGCAGCGTAAGTACGAGTTGCTGGTGTGCCCTGCATGCTGGGACCCGGATCAGCCGCAGTTGATGCTAGGCACATTTCCTGTAGATGATCCGCAAGCTTTACGCAACCCGCGTAAGGACACAACGTATGTCACTTCTGGCGTAAACGAAGACGGCAACCCGTCGGGCGGATCACGAGATATTCAGTGGGGCTGGAACCCGGTAGGCGGGGCTAGTAATTTTGATGTCGGTTTAACGCCAAACTACTTGGTGGCAACGGCATTTGTTGGTACAGTTACCATATCTTGAAGGAGATTGAAATGGCATACACACGATCAGCCGACGGCATTGCTAAAAAGGGTAAGACTAATGTTCAAATCTTCCCCAACAGTGGCCCGACAGCTAAAGAAACAATGGGCGGCAAGGGTGCTGGCAAGGGTAAAACCAACGCCAACATGAAATCTATGGGCCGTGGCTTGGCTAAAATTGCAGCGCAGAAACGAGGATAATCATGGCTACATATAGCAAGAAAATGATGGGCAAAGAAGTTGGCGATGCCAGCGTCTACGCCAAGCCGCACACAATGGATGGTAAGGCCGTAAAAGCCTCTACCAACCCCGGCAAAGAGCCTAACCATAGCAAACTCGACACGTACGATGTAAGCATTGGTGCTATTAGCAAATCCGCTGGTGACGAGCCCACAAAGACCAGCGGCATTAAGATGCGCGGTACTGGCGCGGCCACTAAGGGCTTGATGTCTCGGGGTCCAATGGCATGACGTACGACGAGCTGGTCACCGCTGTCCAAGACTATTGCGAGAACACTTTCGCAACGGTCGATATGAACACGTTCATTCGGCAGGCTGAGCAGCGTATCTTCAACGTTGCTCAGCCAGCGAACCAGCGTAAAAACGTGACCGGATCGTTGTCCGCCAACAACAAGTATTTGAACTGTCCGGGAGATTTTTTCTCCGTTTACAGTTTGGCAATTTTTCCCGCTGCTGGTGGCGCGTATGAGTATTTGCTGGACAAGGACGTGAACTTCATACGTGATGCTTACCCCAACCCCGCCATCACAGGCAAGCCCAAGCACTACGCCATCTTTGGCCCTCTATCAACCAATCAGGATGAGCTGACTTTTATTGTTGGGCCAACGCCAGACGCTGCGTACAGCGCAGAGCTGCACTACTACGCGTACCCCGAGTCAATCATTCAGACGCCTGTTATCACTCTTGGAACAGTTACTGGTGGAAGTCTGTACACCAACGGCACTTATTTGAATGTGCCTTTAACGGGTGGCGCTGGCTCTGGTGCAGTTGCTAATGTTGTGATTTCCGGCAATGCGGTTACTTCTGTTACGTTGGTCCAAGGCGGCACTGGGTTTGTAATTGGCGATACATTAAGTGCAACATCATCAACTATTGGCAACACAGGGTCAGGTTTTTCTATCCCTGTTTCTACTGTTGGCAACGCACTTGGCACATCATGGTTGGGCGACAACTTTGATTCCGTGCTGTTGTACGGAACCATGTGCGAAGCGTTGACCTACATGAAGGGTGATGCCGACATGGTCAAGCTGTATCAAGATCGGTACGTTCAGGCGGTTGCCTTGTACAAGAATTTGGCAGACGGCAAGCAGCGCGGCGATGCGTATCGTAACGGGCAAGTTCGCACACAGGTTAACTGATGGCATTCCAACAAACTCTTACCACGCAGGCGAAGTTCATTGCACTTCAGTATCTGGCTACTGGCACGCTCAAAATGGCGTTGTACACAGCCGAGGCAGACCTTGGCGCAGGCACACTGGTGTACAGCACAACCAACGAAATCACTGGCACAGGATACGTTGCTGGTGGAAACACTTTGACCGGCGTGACAGTGCAGCAATCAGGCACAACAGCCTATTTGGATTTTGCGGACACAACGTGGAATCCAGCTAACTTTACAGCGCGTGGAGCGCTCATATACAATACAAACCTCGGCAATCTTGCTGTGGCGGTATTGGATTTTGGTGCTGATAAAACGGCAACCACTTCGTTCACCGTGCAGATGCCCGCAAACACGGCAACTTCGGCACTTATTCGCATTTCATAAGGAGCACCTCATGTTAGATAACAAGGCAAATTCAAGTGATTTTATCGGTGCCGCCCTTGCGCTGGCTAAGCCGGTAGAAGAAGGCGTCGGAGCAGGCGGTGTCTATGGCATCCAGTGCTTTGACAAAGACGGTAACCTGAAGTGGGAGGCAAAGTCCCACAATCTGGTCGTCAACGTCGGCCTGCAAGACATGAACACCAAGTATTTCACGGGCAGTTCGTACACTGCTACGTGGTTCATTGGTTTGTACGGTGCGGGCGCGTCCAACACCCCTGCCGCTGGCGACACTGCCGCTTCGCACGCAGGCTGGACTGAAGTGGTTCCATACAGCAACGCCACGCGCCCCGCAGCGACGTTTGGCACCGCTACCACGGCTGATCCTTCGGTGATCGACAACAGCGCTTCTCCAGCGTCGTTTACCATCAACGCCACGTCTACCGTGGGCGGTGCGTTCTTGATTAGCAACAGCACAAAAAGCGGCACTACAGGTATTCTGTTCTCGGCCTCCGACTTTCAAGCGCCCGGCGACCGTAGCGTTGTTTCTGGTGACACTTTGAACGTCACTTACACTTTCAGCCTCGACGCTGTTTGATAGGAGATCATCATGGCAACTAAATTTGCAAAAGCCCAATCGGTCCGCGTCAAGGCCGTAATCCCTGAAGGTCCGGTGCAGTCTCTGCGCATGGATGAAGACGGCAATTTCTTCTACATGATCGAGTGGACTGATGCCGAAGGCAATGTCCAGCATCGCTGGTTTGCGGAAGACGAACTCGAAGCTGCTTGATTTGAACCATGGTCAAGATCGACTTTGAATTTGCAACTCCGCACGGCGTCTTCCGGGACGCCTTGCACCTGCCTGACGACCACGGCATGACTGATGAGCAGATTGATGCCATGAAACAGCAGCGCGTGGACAACTGGATTGCCATCGTAACCGCCCCACCAGCAGAAGTTGTTGAAGAAACTCCTCCAACTGAGGAGTAAAAATGAGTGATCGCTTCTGGGTTGGTGGTACTGGCACTTGGGACACCACCAGCACTACAAACTGGTCTGCTACCTCCGGCGGGGGTAGTGGTGCGTCTGTCCCGACCGTAGCGGATAGCGTCTTCTTTGACCAAGCGGGAACCTACACCGTCACCATGACGGGCGCATTGGCCTGTCTAGACATTACAGTGTCAGCAGGTACGGTTACGTTTGCTACGGGTACATCACCTACGCTGAACATTCGCGGCTCCATGACATTGTTAGCGGGGACTGTGTGGAGCGCAACAGGCGGGATTACATTTAGCGCAACAACCACAGGCAAGACGATTACCCCCAACGGCGCTTCCTTTGGTGGCAACTTCATACTTAATGGAGTAGGAGGGGAGTGGACTCTTGGAAGCGCCTTAACTACATCAAATTTAATTTTGACGGCGGGTACTTTTAATACCTCGACAAGTGGCTACACGGTTACGTTATCGGGTCAACTTAGTTCAAGCAACTCTAATTTACGTGCTCTTATTTTAAATAACTCAACAGTCACCGTTGGAGTAAATAGTTCTTCGTCAATTAATTTTTCCACTAATACAAACCTTACATTTAATGCAGGAACTTCACAAATAAACTTTGCATCATCTGGTGCAGCGGTAGGAATAAACCTTCCACTCGGTGCTGGCCTGACGTTTTATAACGTAGCGTGCTCATTTACCAACTCAACTGGGACATCCGTAACCATTCTTGGCGCAAACACATTTAATAACTTTTCTGTTGCCGGACCCGCGTCGGCCAGTGTAACTACAGTCACCTTCAACGCCCAGCAAACCATCAACGGCACACTGTCCACCACAGGCACAGCAGGTAACAGGCGCGTATTCTTTGCATCGGCCACTTACGGCATCTCACAAGACCTTGTGGTCAATTCTGCCCCAAGCCTGACAGACGCAGACTTCCGTGGCCTGTATGTCCGTGGCACAGCAGCCCCCATCAGCGGAACACGCATCGGCAATCGCGGTGAGTGCAGGGGCATCACGTTTGATGCGCCTAAGACGGTGTTTCTTGTTGGCTCTGGGTCACAAAACTTTGCCAATAACGTCTGGGCGCAAACTTCGGGCGGGTCTTCATCGCTCGTATATTACCCATTAGCACAAGATACCGCAGTTATTGATAATTTTGTATCTGCGGGGTCGTCGATAACTTCTAGCAATGTAGTTGGATATTTGCCGGGTGTTGACGCTTCATTAAGAACGTCCTCCGTAACAATCAATTTTAATAGTGGAACAACAATCTATGGTAGTTGGACAAACGGCTCCGGCGTTACTTTTAGCAATTCAGCAACATTAACTTTCTCCGGCGGCACAACCCAAACCATCACCAGCGCAGGTAAAACATTTACTTGCCCCATCACCATCGACACCTACGGCGGCACAGTACAGCTTGCTGATGCGTTAAACATTGGGTTAAACTTGCTGACAGTAACAAACGGTACGTTTAATACAGCGGGGTATGCGGTAACCGCTAACACCTTGTCTTCCACCAATAGTAACGTCCGAACAATTAACCTCGGCGCTAGTACGTTAACGCTTGCTACCGCTAATTTTATAAACTTTGGAACTTCAACAAATTTAACTTTTAACGCTGGCACATCGCAAATAAATGGCACAGGAAGCGGGAGTATTTCATTCGCAGGTGGCAGTCAGACGTTTTACAATGTGGCCTACACATCAACAGGGTCATCAAACACATTTATTATAAATGGCGCAAATACGTTCAACAATTTAACAATTACAGCGCCAGCATTGGCGGCAATAGCGGCATTATCGTTTTCTGCCAACCAAACCATCAACGGCACACTTACCTGCGCTGGGGCATCCGCAGTACGGCGCATTTTCTTGCGTTCAAACACCATCGGCACTCCGCGCACCCTGACGGTCAACGCCATCTCTGCCACTGACTGCGACTTCCGCGACATCAACCTTGCTGGCGCAGCATCAGGCGCATCGCCTACACGCGCAGGTGACTGTGGAGGCAATACAGGCATTACGTTCCCAGCACCCAAGACGGTGTACTGGAACCTTGCTGGAGCTCAAAACTGGAGTGCTACGGCTTGGGCTTCGGGGTCTGGTGGATCGCCTGACATCAACAACTTCCCACTGGCACAAGATACGGCTGTGTTTGATGACACGGGCAGCGTGACGGGCACGATCACAATCAACGCAGCATGGAACATTGGCACGTTTGACGCTTCACTGCGTACCAGCGCGATGACGCTGAATGCCGCATCAAACTCTCCCTCAATTTATGGCAATTGGACATTTGGCACAGGCGTTACTCAGTCGAGTAATCCGGGAGCAATTACGTTTTCCAGAAACGGTACACAAACTATCACCAGCAATGGCGTTCAGTTTGGCTGCCCCGTAACCATCAACCACCCGCTTGCAAACGTCCAGCTTGCTGATGCGCTGTCTTTAAACTCCGCAAGAACTTTGTCGGTTAATACGGGAACATTTGATGCCGCTACCTACAACGTGACAACGGGGTTGTTTTTGCAGTCAGCGTCTGTGAATACCGTAAAAATGGGGTCTGGCACTTGGACTTTATCCGGTACGGGTAGTGTATGGCTTGCAAGTTCGGGTGCAGGAATTAACTTAATCGCTGGAACTTCCACTATTGTTTTGTCCGATACATCAACAAGTGCAAGAACTTTTTCTGGCAGCGGTCTTTATTACAACAAACTTACCATTGGCGGCGCAACAGGCACATCAACGCTGACGATTACTGGCAACAACACTTTTGGAGAACTTGCTTCTACCAAGACGGTTGCACACACCATCTTGTTTCAGGCGGCAGCCACAACCACAATCGGAAAATGGGCTGTTGCCGGAACGGTAGGCAACGTAGTCACCGTCCAATCAGACATCGCAGCCGCAGTCTTTAACCTCTCCATTGCAGGACCCGCCAACAGCGGCATTGATTACCTGTCTGTCCGAGATTGTCTTGTTTCCGCCACAAGCCCCGGCGAGTTTTACGTTGGCGCAAACAGCACGAACGTATCCAACAACACTCGCGTTGTTTTCACAGCTACCCCTGCACCTCGCACACTATATTGGGTCGGCGGCACAGGTAGCTGGTCATCCACAACCAAGTGGTCTACGTCATCTGGGGGTAGCTCTGGCGCAGCTATCCCAACATCACTTGATGCGGTTAACTTTGATGCGCTGTCTAACGCCACAGCCTACACAGCCACCATTGACGCTGGTGTAACGCTTGCCCGGTGTGCCTCGTTCACAATGGCTGGCCCTGCTGCTGGCAACGTGACTTTTGCTGGCTCGGTGGGTATTGCCTTTCACGGCAACGTAAGTTTTGCTGCTACGAGGATTACTCGGACGTACTCGGGCGCAATGAATTTAGCGGGTAATTCAAGTTATACGTTTACACCAAACGGTGTTGGGTTTACTGCGTCAACAGTTATGACTGTTATTGGGGTTGGCGCTACGTGGACGCTTGGCGGGGCAGTATCACAAGTACAGTTTGCAATATCGGCGGGATCATTTTCTAGCAATGGTTACAGTCTTAATGTTGTGGGGTTTACAGGTAATAACACTAACGTATATTCTGTATCGCTTGGATCAAGCACTATTACTCTAGGTGGAAGCAGTGTTGGTTTATCAGGAGTAAACGTAACTTTAGACTCTGGAACTTCTACTTTTCTTTTTAATGGCGGCAACTCTTTTTCAGGTGGTGGAAAAACTTATCATAATATTACTTGGAACGCATTCGGCAACACTAGTTATTTTATTTTTGGGAGTAATACTTTTAATAATATGACAATAAATGGTAGTAGCAATATAGGTATTAATTCATTTTCATTCTATGCCAACCAAACAATTGGTACGCTAACGCTTAATGGTGGTGCTACGGCTGCTTACAGGAATTTCTTAACCTCAGACACCATTGGTACACCCCGAACATTGACGGTTGGCACTCTGACCGCTGGCGCTGCTGACATTGACTTCCGCGACATCACCATTGCTGGCGCTGCTGCTCCGATCTCCGGCACTCGGTTTGGCGATGCCAAGGGCAACAGCGGGATTACGTTTGATGCGGCCAAGACGGTGTTTTATCGTCAAACAGGATCAGCCAACTGGGGTGCAACAGGATCGGGTTCATGGTCCGACACATCTGGCTCGGCTTTAGATGCAACCAAGTTTCCGCTTGCCCAAGACACAGCCGTTTTTCCTGCGGCCACATATCCATCGTCCGGATCAACGACAACTATCGACGCCAACTACAACATCGGCACGATTGATATGTCGTTGCGTACCACCAACACGATGACGTTGGCAACGGGTACGACTACGCCAGCAATCTACGGCAACTGGATTAACGGCACAGGCACTACGCTGTCGGGTACGGGAGCAATGACGTTTGCAGGGCGCGGCAGTCAGACAATTACAAGTGTAGGCAAGACGTTTACTCAGCTTTTCACAATCAACACCCCAGAGGGTTCTGTAACCCTGCAAGACGCGTTTGCGGCAAGCCAAAGCAACGGCAGTGTTTTGGTAATTACACAGGGCACGTTTGACGCAGTAACCTACAACGTCACACTGTCTGGCGCGGTATCAGGGGTGAGTTTGACAGGCTCAGGAACACGAACTGTTGCTGTCGGCTCGGGAACTTGGTCAATCGCCGGAACGACTGGGTCATGGAATGCTGCCAGTCCCACAAACCTCACAGTCACAGGTACGGGAACAATCAGCCTAACCAACGCATCAGCCAAGACCTTTGCAGGCGGCGGAGCAAACTACTCTGACATCACGGTTAATCAAGGCGGTGCAGGGGCGTTATCCATTACGGGCAACAACACCCTTAAAACCATAACCAACACCTACAGCGCTACAGGGGCAACGACCATCAACCTTGGCGCTACAACTCAGACCCTGACAAGCCCTTGGACAGCAACAGGCGAAGCAGGACGCGTTCTAACCATCAGCGGCACGTCAGCCACATCTCCCGCCACTTTGATCTTCAGCGGCTCTGGCACTGCTGCTGACGTGGACTACCTAACAATCAACAACGTCGAGGCATACGACCTCGTAAGCGAGTGGTACGCGGGGACAAACTCCACCAACGGCGGTTCGTTGGGCTGGTACTTTATTGCCAAACCAACTGCAAACATCTACTTCGTGTTTGTTACGGAGTCAGCTAGTGGGGTGGATGCTGTACTGGCTACGGCAACCTCAATCTACAACAGCAGCGTTGCCGAAACCGCCAGTGGCATTGACGCCGTCTCAGCGCTTGGGACGCTTGGAAACCTAGTCCTTGAGTCTGCCAGCGGAGTAGACGCAGTTTCGGCGTTGGCCGCGTTGAGTAGTGCGGTAGCGGAATCGGCCAGTGGGGCTGACGTAACCTCGGCTCTTGCGTCGCTTGGCAGTGCAATTTCTGAAGCGGCCAGCGGAGTGGACAATCAAACCGCAACCGCAACACTGTTGAGTAGTATTGCTGAAGCTGCCAGTGCAATTGACGCTACCGCCGGGGGCGCGGTCTTTACTCCTATTGTTTTGGAATCTGCCAGCGGGATTGATGCCGCCAGCTCCTCCTTAATTGCAGGTGGTTTGGTACAGGAAAGCGCAACGGCGGTAGACGCCACCAACTCGGCTTTGACAGCTGTAGCGTCCGTAAGCGAATCAAGCACTGCATTGGATTCTGTGAGCACCATAATGGTTTCCGAATCCTCTGTCATCGAAAGCGCAGTTGCAGCAGATGCCGCCGCTTCGTTAACCATTGTGGTGTCCGCTATAGACGAGGCTACTGAGGGCTTGGATGCGTCGGCTGCGCAGCTGACGGCCTCTTCTTCTGTGTCGGAAGACGGCCAAGCCTCCGAGATCGTCGCTACTCAATTTACTGCCTCAGCTTTGGCGAACGAATCAGGCACTGCAGCGGACTCCGTCAGCTCGGCAATGACTGCCGAATCTTCCATCAGCGAAAGTGCAAACGTAGCAGATGCGGCGTCCTCTTCCTTCCTCGTCGGCTCTACCGTAAACGAGGCCGCGCAGGTTGCTGATGCCTCTGTGGCTCAAATGACGGCTCAGTCTTCTGTTGCGGAAGCCGCACAGGCCGCCGATCAGGCCGCCGCTCAACAGGTTGCTTTAGCCCAAATTTCAGACACCGTGCAAGCGCTTGACGCACAGTCTGCGCAGCTCAATGCAGCCGCCTCGGTCGCCGAGTCAGCACAAGTCGCCGATCAGGCCGAATCCGGGTACGTGGCCCAGTCTCAGGTGACCGAAGCCGCCCTAACCCTTGATCAAGCATCATCAAGTTACGTAGCCCTTTCCGTCGTGTCGGAAACAGCAAGTATTCAGGACACGGCAAATGCTGTGTTTGTAGCGGAGTCCACTGTTTCCGAAACTGCAAGTATTCAGGACACCACAGCGGCGGTTCCAACGTACTTGAGTAGTACCGCTGAAACCGCTAGACCTTCAGATGCCGTGGCAACCAACGCAGTCTTTTTTGCGCAGGTTTTGGCTGGAGAAGGAGGCACGGGCACTATCACGGAAAACACCAGCACCTACCCGGTGGGGACGTCGTTCACTGGATCGCAGTTCTTCAACAGCTCCTCCGCAGGAAACGGGGTCAGGGTGGTGGCCAACGGCACGGGCACGGGCTCCACGGGCGGGTTCAATGCAGGTGGAAACCATATCCGTTTTGGTGGCGCAGGCACAGCGGGCCTTCGTTCATTGACCACGGTGCCACTTAATTTGACAAGCGCCACTTCTGTAACTTTTTCGGCCATCTCTGGAAACAACGCCAATGGAGGCGAGGTTCCTGACGGCGGGGAGAGTCTGGGCCTGTACTACAGCCTTAATGGTGTGGCGTACACCTTGGTCGACTTCCTGATGGTTCCCGGCAACCCAAGCTACCCGCTGTCGCCCACGTTCTCCAATTTTGTGGAAGTTTTGCCCCCGGCTGCCAAAACAGCCTCCACGTACCTGCAGGTTCGCCAGCTAAACAGCTCGTCCGCGACACTGGATAACTACGGTATCCGCACGATCACGATTACGCAATCGGGCGGAGGATCGTCGGTGGGCGTGTCGGACTTCGCCCAAGCTGGCGGCACGTATAACGCCCCAATCGCTGACACCGTGCAAGCTCAAGACACTGCAGCCGCGCGCATGACGGCGGGCAGTGTCGTTGCTGAATTAGCCGGAGCACAAGACGCAGTAACACCCGACCTGCAAATCTTTCGTTCCGTGCAGGAGCTCGCCGAAGGTTCGGATCAGATTCAAGCAGGTGCCGTATTTCGTGGAACAGCCCAAGAATTCGCCACTGCCCAAGATGCGACGGCCACTCAACTGGTGTTTTTGTCAAACGCCAACGAATCCGCCCGTGGACAAGCCCAAGAGTCCGCCCAAGTTTCCTTTGGGTCGCAAGTGCAGGAAGACGCCACCGCACAAGATTCGGTTGCCCGTCAACTGATCGTCCCGCGTACGGTCAGCGAGTCTGCTCAGGCCTCTGAACAAGCTCAAACCCAAGCCACGTTCCTTGGATCGGCCCAAGAGTCTTCTCAGGCCCAAGACACCGTAGTCCGTCAACTGATTGTTCCTCGTAGCGTCAGCGAGACGGCCAGTGCTCAGGATCAGCAAGCAGCGACCCCCTCTATTGGGGTGCAGGTGCAAGAAGACGCCACCGCACAAGATTCGGTTGCCCGTCAACTGATCGTTCCACGTACAGTCAGCGAGTCTGTTCAAGCCCAAGACTCGGTTGCTCGTCAGCTAATCGTCCCAAGAAGCGTCAGCGAGACAGCAAGCGCCCAAGACCAAGAAGCGGCGTCTCTCTTTTTTGCGTCGCAAGTGCAGGAAGATGCTGCTACCCAAGACTCGATTGCCGGCCAACTTATCATCCCGCGCACAGCCAGTGAGTTTGCTCAAGCTGCTGGGCAAGTTCAAACCAAGGCCGTGTTCCGTGGGGCGACCCAAGAGACCGCTCGGGTGGCGGACGAGTTAATAGCCGGTGGCGACTTTACCGCTGCCACCACGGAGAGCGCCCAAATTTCCGATCAAGACTCTGCGGGGCTGACGGCTGAAAGCTCAGTATCTGAGCAGGCATCCATGGCCGATGCGGTGGTGGGCATTCGCGTGGTGTTTGGAGTTGTGGTTGAAAGCGCCCAAGCATCCGACCAAAGTAGCACTACCTTAATTGCTGGTGCGCGAATCGAGGAACAGGCCAACGCCCGTGACAGCGTGGCATCTACTGCCGTCTTCATCTCGTCAATCGCCGAACTGGGTCGGGCACTGGACACTTCCGCCGGGTTCATCGTGATGCCCGCGTCTGTGGCCGAACTGGCTGAAGCCCAAGATTCGGATGTTGGCTTCATCACCTTCCCAGCGGTAATTTCTGAGGGAGCCACCGGAACAGAGCTTGCTGCCGTGCAGGCCACGTTCCGCGCATTGATTTCCGAGCAAGTCGCTGGGCAAGAAGTAGTTGACGCCCCAAACAGTACGTACAACGTCCAAGTTGTCCAGTCCATCCAAGTCCAAGACTTCCTGTTTCTCAACGGCATTTACAACGCCGCCGTTGAGGAAGTCCTCGTGGTGTTGGATCAAGCTTCAGGTACGTACCTGTGGAACCTCATCAACGACGACCAGACGCCGGACTGGGGAAATATCGTTAGCGCCCAGACTCCGCTGTGGAGCAATATAGATGACGCACAGTCCACAAACTGGCAAAATGTCGGGAATGCTCAAGGTACTTCGTGGACGCAAATTAACACCGACGACGATCCAAGCTGGCAACCACTACCCCCACCGTAAGGAAAACGTATGACAGGAAATACTCAATTACTCGGACTGGCTCTGCCGGTTGACGGCGGACTTGACGGCGAATGGGGTGATGTTGTTAACGACTCGATTACCTCGCTGGTGGACTCTGCTGTAGCGGGAACTACCACTCTGAGCGCAGACGCAGACGTTATATTAAGTTCTGACAACCTTATAGCCAACCAAGCCCGGCAGGCGATTATTCGATGGACGGCAAGTAATGGGGCCACGACTCGAAACATTACCGCGCCAGCCCAAAGTAAGCCCTACATTGTCATCAACGCAGGTACGGGCTCGATTGTTTTGCGGGGTAACGGCAGTCCGCCAACCACAGGCATTACGATTGTGTCTGGCGAAAAGTGCTTAGCCGCGTGGAATGGCTCAGACTTTGTGAAGGTGGCTACCAGCAACGTTACTTCGGGGACGGTTACCAGTGTTGGCGGAACGGGAACGGTTAACGGAATCTCCCTGTCCGGCACAGTTACATCTTCGGGCAACTTAACCCTTGGCGGCGCACTTTCTGGCGTTAGTCTTGCCACGCAAGTTACGGGCATACTGCCCGCCGGAAGCGGCGGCACCGGGTTGAGCAGTGCTGGCACGGCAGGGAACGTGCTTACATCAAACGGGACAACTTGGACTTCAGCAACACCAACTACTCCACCCGCTCAGGTCTATCCCGGTGCAGGCGTTGCAGTCTCTACCGGCACAGCGTGGGCAACATCACTGACGGCCCCGTCTGGAGCTATTGTTGGAACCACAGATACGCAGACGCTGACAAGCAAGCGGATCACTTCCCGTATTGGAACTACCGCATCGACGTCCACCCTCACCATTGACGCAGACGTTACCGATCAGTACAACGTAACGGCCTTGGCTACGGGCATGACCATTGCAGCGCCAACCGGTACGCCAACAGACGGGCAGAAACTGATTATCCGGATATTGGACAACGGGACAGCTCGTGCTTTAACTTGGAATGCCATTTTCCGAGTGGTCGGAACAATCTTGCCCACGACCACTGTAGTATCAAAAACCACTTACGTTGGAGCCATCTATAACGTGGCAGCAGTAAGATGGGATGTTATCGGCGTCTTAACCCAAGCCTAAGGAGTAGTACATGGCTGACAGATATTGGGTAGGGGGCAATGGCGTATGGAACTCTACCAACACAACAAACTGGTCTGCCACGTCTGGTGGGGCTGGCGGAGCGTCTGTCCCGACCTCTTTAGACAATGTTTATATTAACACCAGCTCAGGTCCAGTAAACCTCGAGATTACTACGGCTACCGGATACACGCCGGTGTGTTACACGTTTACCATGAGCAGGGGAACTTTAGCACCCGGAATTGTTTTTAACGCTCCATTTGTAATAGGGGATGTATCCGGGGGGGCAAATTCAGGAAACTTCTCGATTACTGCGGGGACTGTGGTTTACTTCGAACCCATCCGAATACAGGGAAGTACGACCGGAACGCCTTCGACGGTTTTTTTGCCTAATGCCAATTCAATTATTGGTAATTTTGAGATTGCGTCAGGCAGCGTCCAGCTAAATTCTAATTTCAGTGTTAATAGTGGTGGCATCTTCGTAAAAAGCGGAGCAACACTTGATGTTTCAGGGAGGACGGTTACGGCAACTGATGTGGAGGTGGAGTCTTCAGGCACCTTGACCACTTCTTCTTCGACATTTACCACGAGCTTTTGGACACTCCATAGCGGGGCGGTCGTCAATTCCAGTGGAATCTCCATTTTAACGGTTAACAGTGTTTTTAGTGACCTTGGTCCAACTAGCAGAACGTATCCAAGCGTGGCTTTTCCTTCGTCTCCGACGGTAGATGTTCCTGCATCTGTGACCTTCACAGCTTTTGCGTTAAGCGGCATGCGTGTAAAAGCAGGCCAAACCATTTATGTGGGCACTTTAACTAACCCTTCTACTTCGGTTCGGACGCTGTCTACGTCTAATTCTCCGGGGCAGTTCACCTTGTCCTCTCCTAGCGGGACGAAAACGCTAAGCTTTTTGAATATTTCTAATTGCAATGCGACAGGGGGGGCGACATGGGTTGCGCCTACATCATCGGTGGACAGCGGCAACAACACCGGTATCCAGTTTGCAAACAGTCAGGGGTTTTTGGCTTTTTTTGGATGATAGAAAAATGCTCGCAGAAATTGCCGCAGCGAACGCAGCCTTCGCAGTAATAAAGGGTGCGTTGGCAAATGGCAAGGAGCTGTCTGCGCTCGGCTCACGGGTGTTTGATTACTTTGACAACAAGGCGGTGATCCAAGAAAGAGCCACCAAGAAGGGCGGCGGCTCCGACATGGAAGAATTCATGGCGCTGGAGCAACTCAACGCGCAAGAAGTTGAACTGCGTGAACGGATGGTCTACGCTGGCAGACCCGGCATGTGGGAGGATTGGCAGAAGTTCCAAGCCGCTGCTGCCCGTAGGCGCAGGGAAGCCAAGGAAGAAGCCGCTAGAGAAGCAAAGAGGCGGCAGCGGCAGCTTGAAGACATGGTTGAGTACATCGCCATCGGATTGGGAGTAATCGTGCTTGCTGGCCTTCTAGTGGGCGGCATCGTTCTTTACATGAAGCATTTGCGATGAGCGAAAAACCTGAGTCCATCATTGACAAAGTGCTTGGGTATGTGGACAGCCCGTTCAAGTTGTTTGCCATCCTTGTGATGGGCGTGGTGGCCTTTGCCGGGTACTTCCTTTGGCAGAACCAGACCTTCATGTTTGACGCTTACAAGGAATCAAAGAAGCTGCCAGAGATCAACACGAACCGAGCCGATGACGCCAGTTCGATGCTGCTGAAGAAGACGGGGGCCACAGTGGTAGCGGTGTTTAAGGTCAACCCGCTGTTCAACAGCAGAGTGTTGTATAAAGCCTACACCAAGGACGGCAGGGACAAAACGATTGAAGACATTGATGTCGGCCTGTTCTCTCAGAACACCGCCAATAATGCCGATGTGGTCAAGCTGATGACCAACGAGATTCCTTGCGGGGAATACCGCTACGCACAATCAGAGGTTGGGTTGTGGTACTTGGAAAAAGGTGTGACGTTTACCTGCCGGGTCAGCGTACCACCTGACTCACATAGGTTTGTGGGCCAGATCACGGTGGGTTGGGCAGAGCAGCCACAAAACTTAGAACAAGTTCGTTTTATGCTGGAGATTGCTTCAGCCATGCTAACCAAGAGAGGTAATTGATGGCACAGTTTGAACCAGCTTTTGAACTCATGATGGCTGACGAGGGCGGCTACGTCCTCCATGAAATACCCGGCGACACCGGAGGCATGACCTACGCTGGCATCGCCCGAAACAAGAACCCGCAGTGGCCCGGTTGGGCGCTGGTGGACAAGAAGGAGCTTGGTGGCTCTTTGACCCCCATGGTGCGGGAGTTCTACCGTACTGAGTTTTGGGACAAGATGCGCGGCAATGAGATCAGCAACCAAGATGTAGCCAACACCATTTTTAACTTTGGTGTAAACGCTGGCATGGGCATGGCCGTCAAGCTGGCGCAGCTTGTGGTGGGTGCTACCCCTGATGGCGGCGTTGGGGCCAAGACTGTCGAGAAGCTGAACCAGATACCTGACGGCCAACGGTTTAAAGAGCAGTACGCTTTAGCCAAGATCGCCCGGTACGTTGAGATTTGCAACAAGAACCCCGTGCAGGTCAAGTTTCTCAAGGGCTGGTTAAACCGCACACTGAAAGGTCTGAAATGAGCTTACTCGGCGTTGGATCAATCATTGAAGCGGTCGGCAAGGTTGCTGGCGATCTCATCACAACTGACAAAGAACGGTTGGAGATGGAGGTCGAGCAGCGCAAGCTGGACCTTGAGGAAAAGAAGATCGACCAAGCCACTGACCTTGCCCAGATTGAGGTCAACAAGATCGAGGCGGCAAGCTCCAGCGTGTTTGTTTCCGGTTGGCGGCCTGCCATCGGTTGGATCGGCGTTGCGGCCATGGGTTACCAGTTCTTGGCCTATCCGCTGTTCCAGTGGGGTTGGAAGTGGGCGCAGGCTACCGGGTGGATTCCTGTGGGTCTGGAGCCCCCTCCCGTACTGGACGCCGACCAACTTTGGGTGATACTATCGGGCATATTGGGCATCGCTGGTATGAGGTCTTTTGAGAAAACCAAAGGCGTTGCCAGCAAGTAAAGGTTGCCCATGCCCCTAAAGTCCATAATCTTTCGTCCCGGTGTAAACCGAGAGCAGACCCGCTACGCCGCAGAGGTGATTGGCGCTTCCGCACCTGCAACTCAGGTGGTCGGCGGTTGGTATGAGTCTGAGAAGGTTAGGTTCCGCTCAGGCATGCCCGAGAAGATTGGCGGATGGCAGCGTATTTCTGCCGACACGTTCCTTGGTGCCTGCCGCTCCCTGTGGAACTGGGTAACGCTTAGCGGGCTCAACCTTGTTGGTGTTGGCACAAACTTAAAGTTTTACATTGAAAAAGGTGGCGCGTACAACGACATCACACCCATTCGGGATACCGTCACCCTAACCAACCCCTTTACCGCCACTAACGGGTCACCCATCATTACGATCACAGACGCGGCCCACGGCTGCGTGACGGGAGACTTTGTAACGTTTAGCGGGGCTACGGGTCTGGGTGGAGACATTACCGCAACGGTGCTTAACCAAGAGCGCCAGATTACATTGATAAATGGCAACTCATACACAATCAATGTTGGTGTAAACGCTAACGCCACTGATGCGTCAGGCTCTCCCGGTGGTGGTACGGTGACAACCGCTTACCAAATCAATGTCGGTCCTGAGTTTCAAATTCCCACCACGGGCTGGGGCTCTGGCACTTGGAGCGCTGGGCTTTGGGGTACTGGCGGGACTTCTCAGGCCTCCTTGCGTATTTGGAACCAGATCAACTTTGGCGAGGATTTAATCTTTGCGCCGCGAGATGGGCCAATTTATTACTGGGATGCTACCTCGGGGGTTGGGGCTAGAGGGGTTATTTTGTCGTCTTTGGGTGGTGCGTCAGATGTTCCAACCGTACAGAAGTTTATTTTTGTCTCGGACGTTAGCCGGTTTGTGTTTGCTTTTGGCTGCAATGACTATGGTTCGGCTACCCAGAATCCCATGCTAATTCGCTGGTCAGACCAAGAGTCGGCTGTAGATTGGACGGTTTCGGCTACGGGGCAAGCTGGAAGCATCCAGTTATCTGATGGCTCTGAGTTAATTACTTGCCTGCAAACTCGACAAGAAATTGTGGTTTGGACCGACTCGGCCATTTATTCACTTCAGTATGTTGGTGTGCCTGCCGTGTGGAGCACTCAACTTTTGGCAAGTAACATTTCCATCTACGGGCAGAACGCAAAGGCTGTGGCCTCCGGTGTGATTTACTGGATGGGCGTGGACAAGTTCTACAAGTACGACGGTCGCACTCAGACCCTGCGCTGCGATCTGCGCCAGTACATCTTTAGCGACATTAACCAGCTACAGAACCAGCAGGTGTTTGCTGGCACTAACGAGGGCTTCAACGAGGTCTGGTGGTTCTACTGCTCCGCCGGGAGCAACGTGGTGAACAAGTACGTGGTCTACAACTATGCAGAGGACATTTGGTACTACGGCGCTTTGGGGCGCACGGCATGGCTGGACTCTGGACTGCGCGACTACCCGCTGGCTGCAACGTACACACGCAATCTAGTAAACCATGAGGATGGTGTCGATGACAATGAAACAGGAACTGCTTTGCCTATTGCGGCATCAATTGGCTCGTCTGAGTTTGATATTGATGACGGGCACAACTTTGGCTTTATTTGGCGCGTACTTCCGGACATAACCTTCCGAGGCTCCACAGGCGCTTTGACGCCCCAGTGCAACATGACGCTGATCCCAATGAGGAACTCCGGCTCTGGGTTCACAACACCTGCCTCTACAAACGGGACCAGCTCGGCTGAGATTCAACGTATCGCCACCGCTCCAATCGAAGAATTCACGGGGCAGGTGTATATACGCGTGCGCGGCAGGCAGCTTATCTTTAAGGTGGACTCCAACCGACTGGGTACGACGTGGCAGCTTGGCGTGCCGCGAATTGACATCAAACCTGACGGTAGGCGTTGATATGGCCGCAATACAAATCTTCGCTTCGCCTGCGCTACCCCTGTCTCCCGAGGAATTTAATCGGCAGTATCAGGATCAACTGAACAACATTTTGCGTCTGTACTTCAACCAGATACAGGCCACACTGGGGCAGCTTGCCGCAACAACCAACTTTCTCGTAGCAGACCTGCCAAGCGCCTCGGAGTCTGGCTCTGGGACAAGGGCGTTTGTGTCTGATGCAACGGCTCCAACATTTGGCGCTACTGTGGTTGGTGGTGGCGCTGTGGCTGTTCCGGTATATTCAGACGGCACCAACTGGAAAGTTGGATAACTCTCCAAGGAAAAACATGAGCCCCCAAGAAATTGTAATTGCAGACGCGAAGCGCAAGTCTTCCTGCGCGGCCATGTGCGGTATTGCTTTAGTCAACGTAGTAAATCAACGGGTTTGATATGGACGATAAATACGCAGTTGATCAAGAGGCGGTAGTCAAGATTGCAACTGACTATTTTCGCAAGGCAGCAAAAAGCGAAGAAGAAGCCCAAAAAATGCTGGGGGGGCTTGCTCGCATTTTGGAAGATGACGGCGCAAAACTTGTCCACCTTGGCAATGTGCTTTTTTTGGTCATGGTTCGCGGTGAAGGTGTGGTTGAAGTCCACACAATCGGCGAAGAATCCAAGCCAAGAGATTTAGCAAAAGACTTTCTTGATCTTTCCAAGTATCTGAAAAATATCGGTGTCAAGACCGCATACACATATTCAGAAGACGAAAAATTCAAAAAGCTGGCAAAGATGGTTGACCTTCCTGTCAAGCAGTACAAGGCTGATGTGGAAGGCAAAAAACTCAACGTATTTGTGGTGGAGTTGTAAATGCCAGCAATACCATTTATTGCGATAGGACTTGGAGCTTCCGGCGCTTTTGCTACTGCGGGCGCTGCACTCGCTTCGGTAATCGGCCTAGGCACTGTCAGCGCCGCCGCTGCAACTGCAATTGGTGCTGGAGCGTTTTCTGCTGCCGCAACCGCTGTTCAAGGCGGCAAGGCAAGCGATGTCCTGAAGTCCGCCGTCTTGGGCGGGGTTACATCTTACGCCGGATCAGCCATCGCCGGGTCTGTTGCAAACTCTGTTTCATCTGCCGCAAGCGGGCTTGATCCCGGCATTGCAAGCGCGATGGGTAGGGTTGCAGGGTCGGCTGTTGCCGGAGCCATATCTTCTGGAACATCAGCTTTGATTTCTGGCAGAGACCCCATAGACGCTCTCCTTAAGGGTGGCTTGACCGCCGCGATGTCCGCTGGTGTTGGTGCTGGCGTAGATGCTTTGCTCAAAGATGTCCCAGCGTTTTCAAATCCTTTGAACAACCAAGAAGCGGCCATACAGCGGGCCACAAGAGCGGCGATTGGAACGGCCATCGCATCTGGCGGGAATGCGGACGCAATTGGGATGTCCATCCTGAATTCTTTTGCGGCCACTGCTAGTCAGTATGTTGGCACTCAAATCAAGGACTCAAGCGCAAATTTGTCTGCTGCAAACTCTCAGTTTAGAGCTTCCGAGAGCGAATACAGGAGTAACCTTGAGCAGCAAGAAAAACTGGCTGCTGACTACAACAGGCAACTTGCTCCGCTGCAAGAAAGCGCAACAAGGGTCAACAACACCATCGGCGAATACGACAAGATTGCGGCTAACTACAACAACTATGACTCTTGGATGAGGAGTCAGGGTTATGAATATCAGCCTCCCACATATGATGATTGGGGTTCTGGCGGCGATTATTGGGCAAAACAGGTATACAGGCCAGAAAGGCAAGCGAGCGGCTGGGGTGAATATGTGTATGAAACATGGACTATTCCAGCAGGATACGACTTGCAGCAAGCTCCAAACGAGCTTTCAAAAACTGCTTTGTACAATCAAGCGAAGGCTCTCGACGCACAAGCCGTTGCCGAGTCCAAAGCATTCAATGATCTGAAAGTGCAACTTTTGGGCGGTGAGGTAACAAAGTACCGCACTGAAATGCAATATCAGGCATACAGCGACTATGACGTGCAACTTGTTGAAGTCCAAGTTCCATACAAAGAAACTGTAACTGGATCGCTTACCCCGGTCAAAAATCAACTTGATTCTTTAAAGTCGAGTATTGAACCCCTTGGCAAAAATCTTGCCGAACAGAAAACAAAACTTGAAAATGCAGTAACTGACTTCAGCAACGCAGAGACTCAAAATGCTGCTGTTGTCAAATCCCAACTTGATAATTTTGTAACCGCAAGCAAGCAGTACAAAGATGAGTTTGGAGTTGATCCGACTGAAAATCAGCTAAAGAGTTTCGCATCCTCTGGTGACATTCTTGGAACTGTCAGTAAGCTCGTTGCTGACAACAACAACGAACAAGCTGCGCAGCAGGCTGGGTTCAGCAATTACGCCGACTACGCCGCCGCCGGGAACATTTCTTCTAATGATTACTACGCCAAGCAGCAAGGCTGGCAGGACTACGCACAAAAGCTCAATGCTCAGGCCAACGGCTACAACGCCCCAAGTGCGTGGAGCACATTTGTCAGCAACAATCAAACTGCTGTTAACAACGGCTTTGTAAATTTTGATGACTATCAAGCCGCTGCTGGTGCGCCATCAAACGACTTCTACGCCAAGCAAAATGGCTGGGAAAGCTACGCTCAAAAGCAACAGGCGGAAGACTCTGGGTTCAGAAACCCAACCACATGGAACACCCATGTTGTCGATGTCAGGAATCAAGAATCCGCAAGGGCTGCTCAAGCAGAAGCGGAGCGCGTTCGGGTAGCTGAGGAAGCTCGTGTAGCTGAGGAAGCGCGTGTAGCTGAGGAGGCTCGTGTAGCTGAGGAAGCGCGTGTAGCTGCTCAAGCAGAAGCTGATCGGCAAGAGCAATTAGCTAGGG